AGACGAGGAGATCAATGCGGATCCAGCACTGACCCTGCTGAGTGAGAAGTTGGGTGAGTCTGAGGCACTGAAAACTGACATCGTGATACCGATCGCAGATGTCGCGGCTGACATGACCGGCACAGAGCACTTTGATGCACTGCGTGAAGGCATGAGCCTGAGTGAAGAAGTTAACAGCCCCTTCCAGCAAGAGAACGCTGAGAGAGCATTCGCTGATCACATGGCTTACGCGGCTAACGTGGCCAATGAGAACGTCAGCCAGTATGTCGAAGCGCAGCAAATTGTTGACACCGTGAAAGGACAGCTGATTGATTCCGGTGAAGTGCTCCCGCAGCACGCGAAGGTTATGTCAGACTTCGTTGCTGCTCGCATGGTGGTGTTTGCAAAAGAACAAAACATTGGTGTTCAAGAGGCATTTGACCGGTTCGGCTTTACAGTGGAAGGCCCACAAACCGGTGAGATGGCTCGACTGAGTGAAGAGACGCTGAGTCAAACGCCTGCACTCAGTGCCAAGCAAGATTTTGGCGACGCAACGATCAGTGAAGAGGTTGAGGTGGAAGGTACTCAAGGAACTGTTACCATTACCCAGCCTGCTCAAAAGGTGTTCGATGCGACCATGCAGCGACGGAATGTCGTTGAACAATTAGTGAGGTGTTTATAAGTGCCACGTAAACTATCGATAAAAGAACTAACGAAGCTGCTGGATGGCGGCGCATCTATTGAGGCACCTGATGATCAGCCTCTGATGATTGAGGGTCTTGAGGACGTACTGAATCAGCTGAGAGCGATCACTGAGGCACAGCAACAGTCTGTCCAGGATCAAAGCGTTGCGATAGCGACAGCGTTGAACCAGCTCACAGAAGCGCTTGCGAACTTCAAGGGCGGCACCGTTGACATGAGACCGTTAGAGAAACTGGTCACAGCGATGAAGACACCACCACCGGTGGAAAGACCTAATTACCAGTTTAATGTGCAGCGTAACACTCGCGGCTTTATCACTGGCATGACGGTTGCTCCTCAAGACCCAACAATTAATTAAGGACGTTTATAATGGCGAACGTATTAAACAGAGCAACTAAGCTATACAAAACATCGGTCAACACGCCAGATTATGACGTAGTTGACTGGATTATTGATCCCGATATGGCCGCAGTTGTTGGGTACGAATCTAAGTACTGGGAACTAACCGGTGACGTTGTTTCTCTGATGTCTCAAGTGGATAGGGATGCTGTAGATGCGGCTGAGCTAGAAGCGGAAAACGACAGCATAGCAGACCGGCTGAGTGTGTCTGGGTTTGATAAAGCATTTGCACTGATCATGCTTGATGAAATCAATATTTTAAGAAGTGCTGCTGGACTAGGGAATCGGACTGCTGCCCAACTTAAAACTGCCTTGAGGAATAAACTGTGAGTGAGATTCTTTTACCTGTCCCGCCTTCTGGCTATGACGCCACAGCACCGGCGGGCTTAAACTATGAAAACGCGGTGCCTCATTTGTTGTTTGATGACACCACGCCAGAGGGCGTGTTCTGGCAATTCAGAATGCCGTCAGATTATAGCTCTGCCCCTGTTTTAAAGTTAAATTACAGTATGGCTTCTGCTACATCTGGCACCATGGAATTTGAGGTTTCACTATGGGCAGCTAGTGACAATGAGAGCGCAGTAACCGCAAGCTATGACACTGTGAACACAGGCACAGAGACGGTTCCAGGTACGGCGGGGCTAACATCTGATCTTTCAATAACACTAACCAACGCTGACAGCTTAGCGGCTGGTGACTTGGTGAGGATCAAACTATTCAGAGATGCAGACGATGCAACCAACGACACAGCCACGGGCGATCTTGAGTTGTGGGCTGTAAGTCTAACCTATACGGCGGCTTAACAGATGTCATTTTATAATGATGGTGTTTCCGCTGACGGCTATTACTGGGACAGAACACGGACCGAAACCTCTAACTATCAGGGCGTAGCCTTCTCAATTTGGGCTACAACCCCTATTGACGCTACATTTAGGAGGCTGGCGCACTGGTTTAGCTATAGCTCTGCCAGTAACTATAAGATATCCATACAGGTCTCGCAAAACAGCAATGACAGGATATATTTTGCCCAGAACGCCGTCACCCTCAGAGCGCCGGTTTTGGCCGCAGGATCCCTGAACCACTTTTTTGCATTCTACTCCTATTCAGGCCCCGAGGTTCATAAGTTCTGGGTGAATGGTGTAGAAACAACTGACACCACAACACCAGGGACAGGCTTCTTCGTACCCGCTTTAACCAACCGATTTACTGTTGGTTTTCGTACTGACCTTGTGTCTCAGTGGAAAGGAGACGTTTCTGAGGCGAAGGTGTGGTCCAGAGATGGTGGCGCTATGGCCACCCCTACTGATGACCAAGTTAGGGCGATTATGGCAGGGGGCAACCCCCGCCTTTATGAGCCTGACTATTTTCTTTTAGATGCCCCGTTTAAAGAGGTTGATCAGCCGGAGATATATGCTGATAGCACCTTTGGTGCAATGGTCACAAGAAACGTACCGTTAGCTGGATCAACTCACGGACGCATACTGACGCACGACCCAATATTTGTACCTAGTACGGCAGGCGGCGGCGGTGGTCCTACAGTAACACCCGTTCCACCCAGACTACAAAACTCAGACAGACAATTTGCAACAATTACCGCCCATCGATTAGGAGGCGTTTTATCGTGAGAATCCCATCAGGAGTTACAGACCAATACATCTACTTTGTGGCGGTAGATCCAACAGACTTTGCTACACGTGAGACTGGGCTAACGACCTTCACCGTGTATCGTTCAAGGAATGGTGCAGCGGCTGCGGCGTATACCACGCCCACTGTCACTGAGGTCGATGCGACCAACATGCCTGGACTTTACAAGATGCTGGTCGATGAAGACATGACCATCGGTGCTGGCAACGACTCTGAAGAGATTGCTCTGCACATCACACATGCAAGCATGGCTCCGGTCACCAGGACCATTGAGCTTTACCGGCCAAAAATCACCGTCGGCGAGACGCTTGCTATTACATCCGGTGCTGTTGATACGGTTACGACCAATACAGACATGCGCGGCACAGATAGCGCGGCTACTGCTGCGAATCTTGCGATTGTTGACGGCATCGTTGACAACATCCTGATTGATACAGGAACCAGCATACCGGCAGGCATTGCCGCATTGAACGACATTGCTGCTACCGACATTGTTTCTGCTGGGGCGATCACGACGCTCGCCGGTGCAGTTGTGAATGTTGATCTAGTTGATACGGTCACAACGAACACCGACATGCGAGGAACAGACAGTGCTGCCACTGCTGCTGCTCTAGCGGTCGTTGACGGCATCGTTGACAACATCCTGGTCGATACAGGTACAACGATACCTGCGGCCATTACAGGGTTGAATGATCTATCAGCGGCAGATGTGAATGCTGAAGTTGATACGGCGTTGGCTGATATACACCTTGACCATCTGCTTGCTGTTGATTATGACCCTGCAACCAAGCCGGGAACGGCAACAGCTCTGCTGAATGAGCTGGTTGAAAATGATGCTGGGGTGAGCAGGTTTACTATTAATGCTTTAGAGAATGCACCATCTGGATCAGGGGCAAGCGCAAGCGCAATTGCTGACGCGGTTTGGACAGAAGCCCTTGCAGATCATAGTGGTACTGTAGGATCGACGGCAGAGGCTTTGGATGGCGCAGGCGGTGGCGGCACAGGGTTGACGGCGGCAGAGACTAGAGCAGCTATCGGGCTGGCATCAGCTAACCTTGATGCGCAGCTGTCCACGATAGACACCGTGGTTGACGGTATTCAGACCGATCTTAGCAACGCTACTGATGGACTGGGTGCGATTAAAGCTGACACTGCGGCCATCGCTCTTGATACCAATGAGCTTCAGGGTGACAACGTGCCAGGGCTGATTGCAGCACTGAATGACGTTGCAGCTACGGACATTGTTTCCGCTGGGGCGATCACAACACTTGCTGGTGCTGTGGTGAATGTTGACTTGGTGGACACGGTTACAACGAACACCGACATGCGCGGAACGGACGGTGCTAACACCACCACACCACCGACTGCTGTCGCTATTCGCTCTGAAGTTGATACCAACTCAACCCAGCTTGCGGCCATCGCTCTTGATACCAATGAGCTTCAGGGTGACAACGTGCCAGGGCTGATTGCCGCTGTGCAGGCAAACACTGATAACATCCAGACTCGTCTTCCAGCCGCATTGGTAAGCGGTCGAATGGATAGCAACGTGAGTGCCATTGATGATGCTGCGGAAGCGGCTACTGATCTAGCAGCGTCTGCTAAAACCATTGTCACAGGTGCAGCAGCTACAGGTACACTGAGCACTACCCAGATGACCACTGATCTAGCGGAAGCCACCAATGACCACTACAACGGTCGCATCATCATTTGGACTTCTGGTGTGCTGAAGGATCAGGCGACTAACATCACGGGCTATACTGGTACAGGTGGTTTGTTAACCTACACTGCTGTCACTGAAGCCCCGTCTAACGCCGACACCTTTGTAATCGTGTGACAACGTTATCGGTAACAGCAACACCGGGTCAGTCCCAGGCCTTCTTACCGAAAACAGAAGCCGGTGTAGAGGTAGGGACCGATCAGGTAACGTCGCTCTCAGTACTAGGGCTCCCCGGCGGGTTGCGCACCTTTTTACCGAAAGAAGAAGCCGGTGTAGTAATAGGGACAGATCAGGTAACATCGCTCTCAGTGATGGGGGTTCCTGGTGGGCTACGTGCATTCTTAGCTAAGACCGAAGCAGAAGTTCAACCAGTGGTGGCGGGTGGTACAGGTGCTGATTACTTTCAATCAGCTAAACCGTCAAGAATGGAAAAGCAACAACGTGAAGATGACGACATTATAATGATGGTCGCGGCAGCGTTTGTGGAGGTCATGCAGTGAGTTTACAAGATTGTTTCAGTAAGGCAGGGAAAGCTCTTTCAAGTCAGGATCGTACCGCCATTGAAGCACTGGTGGCTGATGGGGTGTCCGAGATGGATGCCGTACAGCAACACCTGACAGCACTTAACGGTGAGCTTCAGGGCATTGCTGACACTGTTGAAGCCAGTGGTGGGGCTGTAGCACGGGATGCCGTAGAACAAGCTCCTGTGCTGCGTCAGGCGATTAACCCGCAACGTAATAACATAGGCATGTACCAGAGTGTCGAGAAGATCGTGCTGGAAATGAACATTCCAGGCTGGAAACCTAGTAAAAAGAACCCTGAAGGTAAAGCCAACGGCACCGATATATGGGCGAAGATTAAGTCAACAGGCAAGCCCAAAGAGTTAAAGTGGCTTGGTGTTGAGGAATTCCTGACCCTCGCAACATCATCTAAGCAAGAACTACCTCTCAAGTTCACCCGTGAAAACGTGCTCGACTTCATTCACCAGAACGGTGTGCAGATTGAAGAGACCGTGGCCGATGGGCAGAACACCGAGGGAGGCTCGTTTAATTGGGATGAGACGATCGACGATGACTCCGCTAACTGGGATGGTCGTGCTGACGATTACATGTATGACTACGACCGTGCTAACACCCTTGAAGAGCTCGCTGATGATCTGCACTTCACGACGGTTGAAGACTTAGAGGAGATGATTAATCACAGGCTAGATAACTCAGCCGACTTTGAGATTCCTGACGCGGTACTCGAGGCACAGGAAAAACTCAGACAGCTTGACAATATATCCCCTGACCAACTCCCCCTGGAAGGCATTGAGGTACGTGACATCGGTGAAGAACGTGCTCAGGCAACGGAAGCCATCACTAAAGCGATGCTGGCTGAAATCCGTGATGCTGTTTATGAGTTGGCCCATACAGCGGCTGAAGAAGAATACATGGAGAACCCTGTCAGAGTGTATGAGGACTCTGATACAGGGATAACGATAACAGGCAATGATGACTTGGGGTATTACGTCAGCAGTGCCAGTAGAGGTACGTTTGAGTCTGAGGTGTATTCATTCAACGAGGCTGAAATATCAGCGACAGAATACGCCTACGATCAAGGGTTGTTTGAGGGTGATAACGCAGATGAAAACGTTGCTCAGTGGGGCGATGAATCGTACAACATGGGTGGGGACTACGATAAATACCGCGTATTAAAGCTGAAGTTGCCTGATATTGAAGGTGATTTTTACAACGATGTTCACTTCCCTGATCGCAACATTGTGGCGTTCTTACGGGTGGATGATCGCAACCTGTGGGCTGAGTCCAAAGAGGCAGTTTCCGCTCGACAGCCTGAGATAGATATGACAGGTATCACCGCTGAGACCGCTGAAGGGTTTAAACCCCATGACGGTCGCGCGGTGTACGACCTCTTCAGATCAAACGGTGTGAAGATTGACCGAATGACCGCCACGAGTCCTGAAGATGCGATTGCACGGTGGGCTGACAGTCAGAAGCAAGATGCCTTTTTCAGCAACAAAATGGACACCTACTTCATCGATGAGTTCCAGTCTGACTGGCACACCGCAGGGCGTAACTTCGGCTACGTGACTGCTGAAGAACTGCCTAATGTGGCAGATTTAAAGTATGCAACCAAACAACGCCTTAATGAACTGAACGACAGCTTCACTCTATCCGAAGAGATGCAGGCGTTGTTCTACCCAGGCAGGGGAACGATGTTCACCGTTACTGAGTATGTAGCGGACAAAGAGGGCGCTAAAAGCAACACGCTCACATCTAGTGCTGTGAAGCAGTACATCAAGGATGTTGAGGCTGAGCTCAGGAAAACGGAAGAAGGCATCGCGGTTATCACCGCTGCTACTGATTTTATTCGGTTCCATCATGCGATACCTGACGCACCTTTCGCCGGTGATGATTGGATCGCGCTCGGTTTAAAACGTGCGCTTGTTGATGCCGTTGAGCAGGGCTACGATTCGATAGGCTGGGTGAATGCGGCAACCGTTGCTGACCGGTGGTCTTCCTCGTATGACTACACGGCTCAGTACGACCTGAAGATGGTGAATGTTGTCAAGAAGCTATCTAAGCATCCGGTGGCACACCTGGACATGGGCGGTAATGCGATCCTTACAGAAAAAGAGTACGCGGCACAGCACAAAGTCGTTGAGACAGTTGATGACTCCGGTGATATGGCATGGGTCATCGAGAAGAACGGTGAACGTGTACCCTTTAATGGCAGTGATGTTTTTTACGACAGTGATCAAGCTCAGGAGTGGATTGATGAAACGGCCCGAGAATCAACGGGTGAGGCTGGCTACCACATCCTACAGATCACCGAGGAGCTGCGAGACATCATTAAAGCTGAATCGTTCCCGCTGTTCCAGAATCTCGACAGCAGCACTACACGTGGATACTACGATCCAGTCAACAGCCTGATTCGCCTTACTGAGTCGGCTAACATGAGCACCTTCCTGCACGAGTTCGGTCACTTTATTTATGAGACAGAGCGCAAAGTGGGAAGCAAGACGTTGAAGGATATCAACGCGTGGTACTTGCGCACTGCTGACGCGATCGCTGTTGAAGCAGGCACCACTGAAGAGCAGGTCCGACAGTATGTGAAGTACGACACCACCGGTGATCTCGCGGTGGATGCAAAAATTCGCACGGCTGTCCATGAGAACTTTGCACGAGCACTCGAGCAATACGTGATGGAAGGCAAAGCACCATCTGTGGAGCTGCGTAACGTTTTCAGAACGATCGCTCGCTGGATAGTGGATGTTTACAATCAAGTTAAAGAAGGTCTACAACACAATCTTGATGATGAAATGCGGCAGGTGTTTGACCGTATGTTTGCCACTGAGGAGCAGATCCAGGTTGCAGAAGCTACGGCACAGCTGAGACCCATGTTCACCGATGCAGCGATGGCAGGTATGACTGAAGAGCAGTATGCCGCCTACCTCGAGAACCAGCAAAAGTCGTCAGACAAAGCTGCTGAAACACTGCGCAACAAGCTGATCAGACAGTACAGCCGTGAAGCTGAACGCTGGTGGAGACATGAGAAGTCAGTCGTTGAAGATGACGAGCGAGAAAAGACCAAAGAAGAACGTGTTTACAAGGCGAGAGAAACCTTAACTACACCGCTTGCTGACGCTACTGATAACACCGAGCAAATGGCAGCACTTGAAAAACAGCGTGCTAAGTTAATTAAAGACAATGACACCATTGGTAAGTTCATCTCTAAGAAGGGTGGATTAAACCGTGAGGCAATGGAAGCCGAGGGTATCGATCCAGCACACTTCAAAGAGCGCGGTAAAGTTTTTGGCAAGCCACTCTTCCCTAAAGAAAAAGGGATGACCAGTGATGATCTGGCTGAAAAGCTGAGTGAAGCTGGCTTTGGTGACGTGTCTGCGAATGACGCGATGGACATCATTAACGACATGTTGAGCGGTGATGAGACCTTCGTTGACCTCGAGGTCAACGCTGAGCTTGATCACATTGACAATGAGCTCAGTCACCTTCAAGAAGAAAGCGATGCGCCACGTGGTCTCAAGCTAGACCGTGCCACTGTGAAGAAGCTCGTGGGTAAAACTGTCACCAACAAGCAAGGCACCGAGTTCGTTGAGATGCCACCGCAACTAAAAAGCATGACGATCACCGGCGGTGAGGGTGTTCACCCTGACGACGCTGCTGCGTTCCTCGGGTACGCATCTGGTGCTGAGATGCTAGATGACATAATCAATGCGCCCAGTCTGACCAAAGCCGTTGAAGAGCGTGCAGAAGCCATCATGAAAGAACGCCATGGTGACATCATGACCGATGGCACAATTCAACAGCTTGCCGATGACGCGTTACGCAATGAAGAACGTTCTGCGATGTTGTTTAAAGAACTGAAGTCCTTGTCAAAAGGCACCAGTCAGCAAGTGATCACCCGTCAGGCTACGCAGGATATCGCTGAGCGCCTGATCGGTCAGCGGTCCTATCGTGACCTACAGCCGGGTAAGTACCGTAAGGCTGAATTGAGAGCTGCCCAGGAGTCGGCTGTTGCTTTTGCTTCGGGCGACACTGAAGTTGCTGCTCGCGCTAAAGCTCGCCAGATGATGAACTTTTACCTCGGCAAAGCTGCGCAAGAGGCACGCGATCAAACACTGAAGATTGTGGACCACACCGCGAGATACCGATCTAAGCCTACCCGTGACGTGATCAATAAAGCCGGTGGTGGATTCATGGAGCAGATCGACAAGCTCCTGTCTCGCTTTGAGTTTCGCAAGTCAGCCACACTGAAGTCGGTAGACAAGGCTAACGAAAGCATTAAGCAGTGGGCTGACGATCGCATCGAGCACCACGGCGACGCATTAGTGCTCACCCCCTTAGTGCTTGATGAAGGCTATATTGATCATTGGAAAAACGTACCGTTTGCTGAGCTGAAGGGTGTCTCTGACTCACTGAAGAACATCGAGCACGTAGCTCGTTATGCTAACAAAATCAACGTACTGGATGAGAAGTTTGAATTTAACAAATTGATCCGCAAAATGGTGGATCATATTCGAGGCCAGAATAAAGCCGAGCACGGTCAAGCACAACGCATACACCAGAAGAACAGAGTGGGCTGGGCTGCTTCTCAAATGTCAAAAATACCCTGGATGGTGCGAGAGCTGGATGGGGGTGAAGCGGTTGGGTTTATTCACGATGTGATGATGCAACCCTTTAATGATGCGAACCATGAAGAACTGACGATGATGGATGCCACGTTGAAGGATATCTATCACCTCATTACTGGTCGCAGTAAAGAAGATCGTGCGCGTCATAACAGCACGTTGTTCATCCCTGAGATAAAAGACAGCAGGAACGATGGCAAGTTAAAAGGGCATCAAGTGCTGGCAGTTGCATTGAACACGGGCAACCAGGGTAACTTGAGAAAGCTCCTCCTCGGTGAAGGCTGGGCTAATCCTGAGAATGATGCCGAGATCACCATCGATAATCCGCAGCTGCAAGCGGTACTTCGACACATGACGAAGAGCGACTGGGAAATGGTGCAGTTAATATGGGACCGCATGGAGACGCTGTACCCTGCACTGAGTGAAATACACCGTCGCACTACCGGGCTGACTCCACCGAAGGTTGAAGCGACACCCATTACAAACGAGCACGGCACCTTCGCAGGCGGGTACTACCCGGTGAAGTATGACCGTAACCGCTCACGTAAAGCACGCGAGAATGAAGACAGAGCAAACGCTGCTGTTGACTCGATGTTTAGCGCCGGTGGCACAAGCATACAGGCGTCAGTGAGTGCGGGTGCTACTAACGAGCGGACAGGGTTCTATGACCCTATCAAGCTGAGCTTAGAGGTTGTGCCTGAGCACTTCCAGGAAACGATCCACTACATCACCCATCACGATGCGGTTCGTCAGACTAACAAGATTATCCGTAACCCTGAGTTTGAAGCTGCGGTTGTCGCAGTGATCGGTCAGAACGAGTTCGACCAGTTGAAGCCGTGGCTGAATGACGTTGCGAAAGCAGGTAAGAACTCACCGAATAAGACGTTCATCGACGCGTCGTTCAACCAGCTACGCATGGGTGTAACGCTAGGCATCATGGGCTTTAAAGCGTCAACAGGCATCATTCAGATGTTGGGTGCTACTCAGACGTTTTCAGAGCTCGGCACTAAGAATACCTACCGGGGATATAAGATAACGATCCGCAACTCTGCTCTCATGAGAGCCTTCCGTGGCCTACTGGGTTCACAGGAGTCTTTGCAAAGTGGCATGGATTTTGCAATAGAGCGGTCCAAAGTGATGGCTCATCGAATTAAGACAATGGATCGTGAGATGGCGAGCGCCTTCAGGCACATTGAATCATCGACGGGTCTGAAGTCTGACACCGGTAAAAAGATGGACATACCGGTGAATGCTATCCTGTCGTTGCAGAACAGCAAGGCATTGAAGAAAGTTCAAGAAGTGTCAATGATGCACATCGCATTGATCCAGATGTATACGGTCGATCTCCCGTCGTGGCACGCAGCTTATGACACGGGCCTGCGTGAGTGGGGTGATGAGGGTAGAGCTGCGAAGTATGCGGATTTCACTGTAGAGAACTTACAGGGGTCAGGTGCTACTAAAGACTTGCCTACTCTGATGAGGAACCAAAGCAAGATCCACACTTCGTTCACTATGTTCATGACGTTCTTCTCTACATTCTGGAACATCAATCGTGGCTTCGCTAGGGATGTGAAGAAAGGTCGAGCCACACCGGTGGGCATCGCAGCTAAGATGGCGTTCCTGTACTTCATTCCTACGCTGTTAGAGATGTTGATGCGTGATGACTTGATCAGGGATGATGAGGATGATGAAGACAGGCTTCAGCGATATCTTCTTCAGACAGCACTTTACCCGGTGCAGAGTGTTCCCTTTGTCCGTGACATTGTTCACGGTGTGACGGGTGACTACGGGTACACGTTGAACCCGGTGGCGGGTGTGCTCGAGAAAGGTGTCGAAGGGTTTAGCGGTATCTTTAACGCAGCTTTTGATGAAGACAAAGAAGTAACTCAATACCAGCTGAAAGGGGCGAGCAAGCTGGTCGCGTCAGTGCTCGGTGTTCCTGGCATTAATCAGCTATGGACAACAGGCGAGCACTTGCAGGAAGTACTTGAGGAAGGGGAAGAAGCAACTACCCACCAATTATTATTCGGCCCAAAACGATGATACACTTGGCGCAATTATTGCAGGATTAAATCATGACGGTAGCTACTACTAATATCACAGACGGCCCGTTCGCGGGGAACAGTGTCACGGTTGACTTCGACTATACGTTTCGTATTGAGGACGAAGACCAGATTATTGTCTATGAAACTAATGACAATGACGTGGTTACAACGCTGGTCCTTAATACAGATTACACGGTGTCCGGTGTAGGCATTGATGGCGGCGGTACAATTACTCGCGTGGCGGGTGCATTGCCGACAGATTACTCCTGGTACTTTCGAGCTAACTACGACCAAACCCAGAACACCAGCTTCAGTTCTCAAGGCTCGTTCCTGCCTGAGATCCATGAGGCAGCGTTCGACAAGCTGGCTTTTGTTACTCAACAGCTGCTTGACTTAAACGAGCGCACCTTCAGGATCGCGCAGTCTGACCCTGGTTCGGCCTCGATTTTAGAAATACCTAGTGCGGCACTTCGCGCAGATAAAGTAGTGGCATTTGATTCGAGCGGTGACCTGGAAGTTATTCCTTTTGACACCAATGTAACCCTTACTGCTGCCGATGTTGTCACCACAAACGGTGATGTTGTCATCACGAACGCCGATGTCATCGCCACAAACGCTGACGCTGCTTCTGCTTCTGCTGACGCTGCTGCTGCTGCTGCCGATGCTGCTGCCGCTGCTGTTAGCGCAAGTATCGCAGGGGTAGAGTGGCAAGGTCCGTGGAGCGGTGCTACAGCTTACGCTGTGAATGACGCTGTTCAAGACGACGGGTCATCCTACATGTGCATCATGGCGCACACCAACCAGCAACCACCGAATGCTACCTACTGGGAGCTGCTTGCTTCTAAAGGCGCAGCGGGAGCTGGTACCGGCGACTTGGTTGCTGCTAACAATTTATCTGATCTGGCAAGTGCGGCAACCGCGAGAACTAATCTCGGTGTACAGATCGGTGCAGATGTGCAGGCGTATGACGCCACCATCGTGGTGGATGCTGATATCGGCGTGTCCGTGCAGGCGCATGACGCAGACACAGCGAAGAAGGACCAAGCGAACACCTGGACACTGCAACAAACGTTTAAGGAAACAGCTGAGACCGTATACAGTTTGACAGGGACAGTCATTGATCCTGCTAACGGTGGGATCCAGTATAAAACATTATCGGCTAACACCACCCTCACGAACTCGTTAGATTCAGGACAATCAGTTGTCTTGCGGATTGCTGACGGGACTCTCTACACGCTGACCATAACCGGTGCGGTGTGGGTAGGTGGGTCTGCTCCTTCTTTACCCGCGACAGGGTATGCCATCATCGTCGTTTGGAATGACAGCGGTGTGATATATGCAATGCACGCCGGAGATGTAGCCTAATGTTCCTTGCTGAGAAACTGCTGAGGAAGTCAGGGAGCTTTGAACTCGACTTCCAAGACCTTGACACCGTGGTCAACACGGCGAACCTTTCGGGGTACACCTTCAGCAGTGTTGACCTGGGGACAGTGAATGCTGACCGCATGGTTGCGATTTTAGTATCGACAACCAGCCCCACTGAAACCTTACTCACCGCGACGATTAATGGGGTGTCTGCAACCATTAGTGGCGCTAACCAAGTGTGGGTGATTTCTGCAAAAGTCCCAGCAGGTAGCACCGGCGATGTGGTTCTTAGTTTCCAGAATGCTTGTCCCAACTGTAGGATTAAAGTATTCGCATTCAACACCAAAGCTACAGGGGTGCTGGATTCCAATCAGGCATCGTATACTCTTAGCACTGTTACGGTCTCACTGCCGAACATTCAGTGTAAGGACGGGGGTGTGGTCATTGGTTGCTTCCAGGGGAATGATGCCGGTGCAGCGACGGGCAGCTGGAACGGTACAGATTCGTATGTTATAGCCAATAACAGCACGACAGAAGGTGGCAGATATAACTACGGGTACGTGCTCACCACGGAAGACTCTACGGTGCGGGATATGTCTTATGCCCGTGGAGACCCGCAGCCTTTTTATTCCGGTGCAGCCGCTTCATTTGAGTTTATAGAATAAGGGTGACTAGATGAACTATTGTAAAGTATCAGGGGGTGTTGCAACAAAATACACTCTCAATCAGCTGAAGAGGGACAACCCTGATATCAGCTTTCCTCAGAAGTTGTTCGATGGGTCAGTAGATCCGACGACACTAGCAAACAAGTTGGCTCGGTTTCAGATCGAACCCTACACCGTTCCAGCGTTGCCATCGTATGATGAAAAGCTAGAGCACGTGGTGGAAGGTGCGATCCTAAAGAACACCGGCAAATGGGTGCAGCAGTGGATCGTTGTCCCTCTGACAACAGCTGAGCTTAACCGGCTGACAGCAGAAAAGACCATCGATCAGGTGCGCTCTGACAACACGTTGAAGGCGCTTCTCAGGATGGGACCAGAAGGGATCGAGTCCTACATTGATTCTAATTCAACGAGCCTTGCCAGCTCTAACGCCATCATGAAAAAACTGGCCACGTTGATATGGTTACTAGCACAAGATCAAATGAATGATTAGGGCACTCTTACAGAAGCGTATGCCTGATGCTCACGGCAGCGGTGAGTTTGGTGCTCCCCGTGGTACTCACACCCACCATGGAGTTGACTACGCCTGTGAAGCTGGAACTCAAATACTGTCGCCCGTCGCGGGGGTTGTAACGAAGTTAGGATACCCGTATGGCGATGACCTCAGCTACCGCTATGTTGAAATTGACACTGGCAATGGTCTGTATCATCGTGTTTTTTATGTGTGGCCTCTTGTTGGCGTGGGTATTATGGTTGTACCAGATGATGTTATTGGTGAAGCGCAAGATATTGCCCAGCGATACTCCCACAACGGACAAATGAATAACCATGTTCATTATGAAGTAGTAAGATACGTCGATGGTAAAAAAGAGTACCTTGATCTAGGCGACCTATAATGGAATACAAGTCAGGCTATAAGTATCAGTTGCATAAAAATTGTACAGTGCCCACCCCGCTCAGACCGGAGAACGCAATTACCACCCGGTACATCTGGTTGTTCCCGAACGGTGAGCTGCACATCAACGCCGGGTACGCCTGGGATGGTGCGAGCTGGGCAGTAGACACCAAGAACTTTATGCGTGGATCACTTGTCCACGATGCACTCTACCAGCTGTGTAGAGAAGGGCACTTAGACCCTACCAAACACAAAGAGCCTGCTGATCGATTGCTACAGTCTATCTGTAGAGAAGACGGCATGAGTAGGGCTCGAGCGTGGTGGGTGTATGTGGGTGTTAAGCGTGGTGGGTGGAAAGCCACATCACGAAAAAGCATTAAAAAATTTAAAACAGCACCCTAAAATAAGGATCATCCCTCGTGCCCGACTTACAGTTTACCGACCCTAAGCTGAACACGTTTCGACAGCAATTTGTTGACCACAAAAAAGAGTTCACCGAGCATGTCGCTAACGAAGACAAACGTTTCGGTGAGCTGCTCATCGCTCAAGAGCAAAACACTGCTGCCATTGACCGGTTGATCAATGAGACCCGAGTGATAGTCCAACTCCAACATGATATTCACGGTGCATATACGATCGGAGTGGGTGTCCAGCGGTTCGGTGTATGGTTAATTAAGTGGCCGTTAATTGGCACAGGTGCATACGCGGCATACGCCTGGGTGCTGAAGCATTTCCCTTAGAAAAAGTTAACCGCTAAGTCATTGGTGGTGATCCCGTCGCGATACCGTTGGAGTGATGATTTCAGGCTTTGCTCGTCATCTGTCTTACGGTCAATGGCATCAGCCACCGCTAGATCAACGGTGTCGCGGCAAAGAATACGAAGGATTGACACCGAGTGAAGCTGCCCTTGTCGATCAAGACGGCCACACATCTGGTTGTAGTACTCCAAGTTCCAGGTCAAACCGAACCACACCACAATACTTCCGCTCTCCTGAAGACCGTCGATCCCGTGACCCATCGAGGCAGGGTGGCCGATCAACAGTTTGATCTCGCCCCGGTTCCACTTGTCGATGGCTGCGCCAGTATCTTTCGATGATACCTTCGTGAGATTCACCGGCTTGTATTTCTTAAACCGTTTCATCATTCGCTCAGCGTCAGCGGTGAACGTGTAGCTGCACAGCACAGGGGAGCCACCAGCCTCTTCCAACACGTCCTCGAGTGCATCTAACTTAGCGTCGTGCAACGCCTCGTGAGTGCCTATTAAATCAGTGTAGGGGGTGCCGTTGCATATCTGTAGGCACTTGTTTGAGATGCTAGTCTTACTGAATAGCTCTACCTCGGTGCCGGTGTCCAGCTTGGTGAACAACTCAGCTTCGATTTCCTCATACGCCTTTCGAGCTGCCGCCGGTAGATCAACCATGATGTTGGTTGTTGAGCACTCAGGCAGATCCAAGTAGTCCTTCGCATCCATCTTAATGGTGATGTCGCTGATCTGGTATTCGATCCACTGCTTACCGATGACGGTGGGCGTGTACTTCCATCCCATGTAGTCACTGGAAAAGTAGCTGTCCTTGTAGTGGGTGATAAATTCACCGAGTCGCTTGCCTCCATCAACAGCGAGGTACTGACCGTGCAGGTCCAGGTACCCATTGCTCGCCGGTGTGCCGGTTAGTCCCGTGCGGTAGGTGAAGTGCGGGATGACCTTCTTCCAGCCAGTAACGTTTATAGGGTAGATCTCACCACGCTTATCTTTGCGGTCACGTTTGCCACCCTTCATGCGCAGCGACGTGCTGTTCTTTACTTTGGACACCTCGTCATAAACCACCATTTGAAAGGGTAGTGGTTTTTCTTGGCTGATGTAATAGTGGTCTAATGTCTGCGCCAGCCAGTTCATGTTCTCGTAGTTGATCAGGTACACGTCAGCGTTGATGAACATAGCCTTCAGTCGTTGATCTTTGGTGCCGTGCATAACACTGAACCGAAGGTGTTTGGTGTGTGTCCACTTGCGTGCCTCCCGTGCCCACACTGCCTGGACCACCCTCAACGGTCCGAAGATGAGCGTCTTCTGTACCTGCTGGGCACGCATCCGATCCACGATGGTGGTCAGTGTGACTGGGGTCTTACCCAGCCCCATCTGTAGCCACAACATTGAGTCAGGATGAAAGAGCTGGTGAAGCACGCACTCTTTCTGGTACTCGTGCAGATCTTGTGGAGTGAGCAGTTCAGTCATCGCACTTCATACATTTACCGGAGGGTCGCAGACGAGAGACTTGCTGCTTACACACTTTACACACTTTCTTCTCCTTGCTTTTTTTATCAGGACACTGACAGTTAGCCCAGTGGCATACTTTACACGCGTGGGGGTCTGGCTGTGGTTTGACTTTTTGGACACACACGCACTCTCTCTGAAGGCATATCCCACATATCTTTATTGTTTCATGATCGACCACGTTATCTGTCAGTGTGGGAACACCAGGGGACAGGCTTAATGATTCAGTATCAGCAAGGATTAGTTCTAACCGTGACAAAGCGTTCCATGCCAGATGAGCAGCGTGCAGCAACTTAGACTCAGGGTCCAGTGCCTCAACACTCTCTCCCAGTAAGTGTCGCCACATCGCATCGGTGTAGCGTGTCTTACCGTAAGGCACAGTGCGCCACCCTCCTCGTGTGTATTTCTTCGCACCGAACGTGCCTACTTCTGCGACAGCATTCAGCGCACGACTAAAGTCACCCAGCACGCCAGCCATTGTTTTCTCATCGTCATGCTTTACGCCGGGTTCATGAGGGTCTGAGGGAGTCATACCTTGTCACCTGTTGTGAATTTTTCCACCAGCTGATCGAGCTGCTTTTGCATCTCATCTATTCGACCGTCTGTCTTGCCCGGTGACGGCAAGTTCCGCGTGGCGTTGTGAGCCTCGATAATTTTTAGCTGTGCCAACACATACAGTGGTCTGTTGAATGGTCCACCATCACGCTCTCCTGCGATCCAGGCCATCGGCTCGACGCCCATCCTCTTCAGCCGGTCCACTGTCTGTTCGGTTTTACTTTGTGACATGTGAGCTAACTTACAAAAATCACTCATGAATAAAAAGTTCATCGTCGTACTCCTAGTGGTTATTAATAAACAGTTCGTGGATTTATATCGCGGACAGCTTCTCTAATGAAGCTATCCACCCCGGTGTGCCCTCGCACAACAGTGGCAGCTGCGCCGTGCTTCCTCAAGCGGTTGATCTCTCGCTGCTGGGGTGTCGATACTATCCCGTCAGACGTTTTGATTTCAACGAACCAGACGTGACCCTTGATGATCACGATCCGATCCGGTACACCGGAGTGCCCTGGTGAGACCCACTTGCGAGTCATGCCGCCCACCCTCTTCACTTCGTCGTCGAAGTAGGTCTCAACGTTATTCTCACGAGTCCCCATTGGTAAACTCATGGTTGGTTGTGAGTGAAGACAGCTCTTCAGCGAGCAGTTGAATACACTGGTTAAGCGCCTCGATGGTGAACTCAGGGCATTCTTCTCGCTGGTACTCAAGCCTTAATAAAAGCATGTGTCCCAATGCAGACAGTGGATTACCGACGTACATCTTGGCAACTTCAGCAGCGTCAGGGTGCATGGTGCTGATGCTGAACATCTCATTGTTGAGAATTCGTTCTTCTAAGTTGTCATCAGCGGTGAGGGTGCGTACTTCACCATTGGCGTACTTGATTGTTATTTCTGTATTCATCTCAGTCATCCTTCATTAAGTTAACTAGCTTCTCGGCTTCTTTGATGTACCACTCGTAGTTCAAATCAAACAGGGGTATGTCGTCAGTCTTGTTTTGAAGCGTCACCATCCACCCGGTGTTGATGCCCATGCGCCGTGTCTCATACACTGATTTGTTCTTGGTGTGGATGCGTTCATCCCAGACACCGCTGCCAATCTCAGCCTTGACGGTTTGATAGTACTCCTCAGTTAGACAGTTGGCTCGTTTGTATTCGCCTTCTGGTCCTGCTGGGGGCATGACTTTTTCAAGCGGTCTACCAGCGGTGCTAATATAGTATCGAACAATATTGCCCACTCTTTCGTTGCCAAGCTCGAGGTGAGATGCTCGTGGCACTTTTGCACGTAGGAAGAAGTCATAGGTGTCGGCATGACCGGTGATGAATTCTCTAATGTCTTCACCGTGGACAAGTGCTGCTTCTGCTGCTTTCTTGACGATGAGTGCGCTATGGTTTTGGTGCCAGTCGAGCTCATATTCATACGCTCCTTTGCGTTTTAACTTGCCGTCCTCGTACTCAGCGATGTAGTTGTTCACATCACGGATGAACATACGAGAGTAGACTGCTTCCTCAAGCGTCAGCTTAGTGACTGACTCCCACCAGCGGCACACGTCACTGACCCACTGTTGATCTTTATGGGGGCAGCGTATTGTCACACCGTCCGTGTTGACCTGGATCATCTGAACGTCAAGGTTTGCCATCAGCACTTCAGCTAACATGCACAACAGCAGCTGACCGTTGACGGTGATCGCCATCGTGTACTGAGGGTCATACAATGGGCTGTACTCGTTGTTGCTGTCACCATAGGTACCATTGAGTGCCAGCTTCAGCATTGCGTTGCCAGCGGTGCCCTTAGCGTGCTGCTGACGTTGCTTGTACACGTCGGCGTAGATATCACAGAAGGCTTCCCCCAGGTGAGCAGGGTACAGTCCGTTAGCGATGGCAAGGTTGGGGTAGTAACTGGCCACATCGATGTCGATGATGCAGTACTGATCGTCAGAATGTACGACCTGCGGCTCTACTGACCCATGAATCCCCCCGGTGCCAAAGTCAAACTGGAACCCGTTGACAGTGCAGTTGATGTCCTTGATCACACCCTTAGTGCCGACGATGATCTTGTCTTTAAACCATTGGTGAATTCGTTGGAACTCAGGGTGAGTGAAATGTATGTAGTCCAGCAGTATGTCTTTGACAACGATCTGCTCCCGCACCGTCTGCACCATTCGCTTAACACCGTTGACCCGCTTGTAGCAGCAGCCGGGGGTGTGTTCTTCCAGCTTCTGAATGAAGTACTGCTTGCCGATCTTGGTGTCGTTGAAGTTCAAACAATCGATCCCGTACTCAACAGTCACCTCCTCACGCAGTCGAATCTTGTCTATTGATTCGCGGTAAAACAGCAGCGTGGCGCGACAGTCATGCAAGTTGTATGCCAACAGTATATCCATCTGCTCTGAGGTGAGCGTGGTGCCCACCGGGAAGGGTAGGTCCTCGATGTTGTCCATTCGCATGTTGAACTCGAGCATCTTCAGGCTTGTGGATCGAGCCATGTTGTCGAAGTGGTGGATCTTAAAAAGGTCAAGCTGGGTGACGACGCGGTTGTCAGCCCACACCATGTGATCGAAGGGGCGACCTTTAATGATGGCCATCGCCTTACTGTAAATACCTTCCACGGTGGGGAGCAGGCCTTGATGGATGCTATGGATCACCGGGTAGTCAAAGCTCTCGCTGTTGAATCCCACCATGCGACAGTTCAGCCGAGCCAGTGTGTCCATGAACAAGCACAGCCAATGCAGATCGTTGCGTCTGGGGCTGATCTCGAACCTCCACACCTGCTCGGTCTCACAGTGAATCGCTGTGAAAGTGAAACAGTTGGGATAGGTCTCAATGTCGTAGACCACATCGCCGGGGGTGAGGTTGAAGATAAAATCGATCATCAGCTTCTGCCCGTGCTTCCGTAACCTGAGTCACCGCGCACGGTATCACCGATCTCATCGACCTCGATCATGCGATAGTTATCGGGTAACTCTTGTACAACCAGCTGAGCTATCCGCTCGTTTGGATCAATGGTGACAGCATCCTGGCCGTGGTTGATGAGCACAACCAGGAGCTCGCCCCGGTAGTCAGCGTCAATCACACCCGCCATTACATCGATGCCGTGTCTTAGTGCTAATCCGCTGCGTGGTCTAATCATGCCCACGGTACCTTCAGGCAGCTCGACTTGAATCCCTGTACCGATTAACTCACGGTGACCGGGGGCTATCACTAAACGTTGTCGATGAGACAAGTCAGCACGAAGGTCGAACCCGGCAGCTTCAGCACTGGCACGCGTCGGGATCGAGACTGCTGAGTGTAATCTTTTTACTTTAATCATGGTGATACTCCTAGCGTAGAGTTGTTTAAAATTGTCGAACGATTGACCACCCGCTGTATCGCTGGTGATCAGCATTAAGTTTCGTGCCAACCTGTGCGGCAGAGTACGTGTGACCCTGTGCGCAGACAAAGACGTTCTTCTTAGCCTTGTCGAGAATGTCACGCTTGTACGCGTTGATGCGACCAGTGTGACGGTTGCGTTTGCTTGCTGGCTCATAAAGACTCATGGTGAGTACCTGTTTAAGTGAAGGTCGAGAGAATCGAACTCTCATCGGGAATCAAACCCGGTCATCCAGACATTTACAGGAATCGAACCTGTGCGCTCCAGCACCTTCATGTAAAAAATACGACCGGCTGCTTCACCGGTCGAGTGGGTTAGAACGACGTTTGCACGGGTGGAAGCATCATGCCCTGCTCGATCAGCATGACATCTGTCCAATTAGCCGCATGGTATGCCTCACGGGTTGTGGTGGCTTTGTCAGTCATCACGAACTGAGGCTGAGGTGCTGCCGCTGGTGGTGCCATAGGAGCGGGTGGAGCGGGTGCCACAGGTGCAGGTGCCACAGGTGCAGGTGCCACAGGTGCAGGTGCCACAGGTGCAGGTGCT